ATCTAGGGGGGCTGGGAAACTAGCCCCTCTAACTCTGCTAAAAGGAAGTTCTTTCATGGCTACATACATCACTCTAGTAAACCAATTACTTAGACGAATAAATGAAACTGAGCTAGACGCTGCAGGATCAGGATTCACAGATGTACGTAACTTACAAGCACTTGCTAAGGATGCTGTTAATTCAAGCATACGAGAAATACTACAGGTGTCACAAGAGTGGCCCTTTACTCTTACGACTTACACAGAGACACTAGTTGTGGGTACGGGTGTGTACAGCTTCCCTGCAGACTTATCAAAGGTAGATTGGGACACTTTCTACATTAAGAAGGATGCCACACAACAGAATGAACCTCGTAGACTTCCCGTAATTACATACGCAGATTACCTACGTAGTTTTAGGCCATCAGAAGATATAGGAGGCACTACAGCTAGGTCTGTACCTCTGCGTATCTATCAGACACAAGATTCTAAGTTTGGTGTTACACCCATTCCAGATGCTACATATGATATTGAGTACCGCTACTGGTCTTTCCCTTCTGACCTAACAGCATTTAACGACACTTCAATAATACCTGATAGATTTAACACAGTTATTATTGATGGAGCTATGATGTATATCATGCGTTTCCGTTCTAATGATCAGAGTGGACAAGTCCATGAGAAGAAGTTTATGGATGGCATTGACAACATGCGGCGTCTACTACTAGATACACATTTGTATATATCTTCTACAGTAACAGGAAAACACTTTAATTCAATTACTGGTGCTCAATAATGGCAGAACAACTATCCACGTTTGCTACACCTTGTAGTGGAGGTCTATTTAATAACTTAGACCCTCTCACACACGGTAGTCAGTTTCCTGGGTCAGCTTATAAAATGATTAACTATGAACCTGCTCTTGAGGGCGGGTATAGACGTATTAGTGGCTTCTCTCGCTCTTACGGAGAACTAACAGGCGATACTACTAATCTTGTACCTGTGTTGGGCGTTCATATATCTGCTGATGTACAGCAAGGTGTGTTTGGCGCAAGAAAACCTGCTAGTGGAAACAATCACTTACATTGGTATAATCACTACTATACGGTAGCAGTAACTAATGGTACAGGAACTAACCTTACTGTAGGAGAATCACTAACAGGCGTAGTTAGCGCTACTGATGATAGTGGCGTTGCTGCTACAGCTACTGTAATATCTACTTCAGCAAACAGTGTAGTCCTAAACTTTGGTAAGCTACCTAATGCTAGTAACATCTACGCTACAGGTAATGTTATCACAGGTGGTACTTCTGACGTTTCTACAGCAGTCACAGCTACTCCAGTAGTAATAGGCTGGACAACAGTAACCTCAGATGTAATCGCTAATGATCCTGATGGTGTATGTGCTGCCCAAACAACTGGTGGTGCAGCTAACCTAGTTATCAATGGTGCATTACACTCAAGCAATACAATTAACTTTACAACTGCTGCATCTGAACAACCTAGAAAAGTTACTATATTCTCTGCAGGTGGAGATGTATCAGGTATAACTCTCACTGTTACGGGAACGGATTACTTAGGTCAAGCACTAGTTGAGGTTATAACTGGCCCAGCAGCGGATGCTACAGTAACAAGTACTAAGTACTTTAATACTATTACACAGATAGCCGCAAGTGGTGCAGTTACAGGTAACATTACTGTAGGCTCTGGCGCTGGTCTTTATAGACCTACAGCACCTACTATGGTAGGCGTTTCACAACTTAGGTTTGAAAGCTTTAACTGGGGTGCTCCTAAGTTTGCTATGGTAGATGGTGTCAATCCTGCAGCAAGTTATGATGGCAGTAACTATATACAGATTACAGATAGTAATGCTCCTACAGATCCTACTCTAGTTGCAGCTTTTAACAACCACTTATTTCTATCTGGAGATGCAGCAGATCCTTATCACTTACACTTTAGTTCTCCTACACTAGAGACTGACTTCAACCCTGCTAATGGTGCTGGAGTTATAAACGTAGGCTTTAAGATAGTACAGATAAAAGCTTTCCGTGACCAACTATATATCTTTGGTGCTAATAACATTAAACGACTAGTAGGTGACAACCAAGCTAACTTTGTATTACAGAATGTAACAAGTAACCTTGGCTGTATAGCACCTGATAGTGTTGTAGAGTTTAACGGAGAGCTTATCTTCCTAGCTCCTGATGGCATTAGACCTGTTTCTGGTACTGATCGTATTGGCGATATTGAGCTTGCAACATTGTCTAAGCCTGTTCAGTCTATCTTTGAGGACTTCACTGCAAACGAAGACTTGACTACTATTAAAACTGTAGTAATCAAAAAGAAGTCTCAGTTTCGTATGTTCTTCCAAGACCAAGACTCACTAGGTATTATTGGTGGTATTAGACGTAGTGGTCAGGGCGGTGCTGGCTTTGAGTTTGGTCAGATTGTTGGTATTGAGATTAATCAATTAGCCAGTGGCTACATAGAAGATGAAGAGTTTGTTATTCACGGAGACTCTACTGGTTTTGTATACAGACAAGAGACAGGGCAAGACTTTAACGGTAATGACATCTTTAGCTTCTTCCAAACGCCTTTCGTTTACATGGAAGACCCAGAAGTAAGAAAGAGTATATACAACGTTACTACTTACATGAGATCTGAAGGTGTAGTAACTATGATCTTAGGTTTAGAGTATGACTATGGTGATCCTAGTGTTTTACTATCTAACGATTACACTTTAACAACAGAAGGCGCTGCAGCTTACTACGACAATGCAAAGTATGATGCAACAGAGATATATGATGGTAATCCTTCACCAATCAAATCAACCAATGTATCAGGATCAGGAAAATCAGTATCAGTTAAGTATGTGACGAATGGCACAGACCNAAGCCATACTATTCAGGCTTACTCAATTACTTACGGTCTAGGAGACAGGAGATAAAATATGGCAGGTTACACCCGTCAGTCTACAGCAGATATTGTTGCTACTTCAGTAGTACGTGCTGCACCAATAAACTCTGAGTATAACAAACTCAGGGATGCATTTACACATCATACAAGTGGTACAACAGGACACAAGCATGATGGTACTGCTGATGAAGGTTCTTATGTACCTCTCATTTCTGACCTAGACAAAAAGAACCACATATCTGTAGATCAAACTAATAACAGGCATGGTGTTTTTGTAGAGGTATCAACTAACCCTGTAGAGCAAGTACGCTTCCAAGATGGTCTTATTGTTCCCGTAACAGATAATGATATTGACTTAGGTACATCTTCATTAGAGTATAAGAATGTCTACGTAGATGGTACTGCTTTTATAGATACTGTTAGTATTGGTGATAATGACTATACTACTATAACTAACAATGAGTATGATGTATCTTCTGGTAACCTTACGTTTGACGTAGCTGGTGACATTGTTCTTGATGCAGATGGCGGTGATGTAACTCTAAAGGATGGCGGTACAGCATACGCAACCTTTACTAACACATCAGGCAATCTTATCCTTAAGAGTGGTACAACTACTGCTGCAACTTTTGCGGGTGCTAATGTTGACCTTGCTGGTACACTTGATGTAACGGGTGCTACAGTGCTAGACAGTACTTTGGCTGTAGCAGGTGCTGGAACAGTAACAGGCACTCTAACAGCCTCTAACAACGCTGCTGTGGGCGGTAACCTAAATGTAACAGGTAATACTGTACTTGGTAACGCTGCATCTGATACGGTAACTATTACTGCTGATGTAGCTTCTCACATTATCCCTTCTGCTGATAGTACATATGCACTAGGTGATAGCAGTAACTACTGGTCACACGCATACTTAGATGTTATTACAACTACTGGTGCAGTTACTATTGGTACTACGCTAGACATGACTAGTGGTCAGATTAACAACCTAGCTAATCCTAGTGCTAACCAAGATGCAGCCACAAAAGCTTATGTTGACACAGAAGTAGCTGCACTGGTTGACTCAGCACCTGGAGCATTAGATACACTTAACGAACTTGCTGCAGCTATTGGCGATGATGCAAGTTTTAGTACAACCATAACAAATAGTATTGCTACTAAGTTACCTCTTGCGGGTGGTACAATGTCTGGTGTTATTGCAATGGGCAGTAATAAGATAACTGGCCTTGCTAATCCGACAGCTACAGGTGATGCTGTAAACAAGGCTTACGTTGACACGGNGGTAGGTGAGGCAGATACTGCATCTAACAGCGCTGCAGCAGCCGTAGCCGCACTAGATAGCTTTGATGATCGTTACTTAGGTGCTAAGTCTTCTGCACCCACAGTAGATAATGATGGTGATGCTCTTATTACAGGTGCTTTGTATTTTAACTCTACTACCAATGTTATGAATGTTAGAACTTCTGGCGGTGGTTGGACTGCTGCTGGATCAAACGTAAACGGTACATCAGCAAGAGAAACTTTTATAGTAGGTACTAATTCTACTAACTCTTCAGGTGCTTCCTATGGTGGCTCTTTAACAACTTTCCCTGTAACATATGACTCACCTTATGCAGATGTTTATCTCAATGGTGTTAGGCTTGTAAACGGCACAGACGTTACTGTAACTTCTGGTAGTACTGTTGTGTTAGCTGCAAATGCTACTGCAGGAGATACTTTAAACATTGTAGCTTATGGCACGTTTACTCTTTCAAATCAGTACACTAAGACAGAAACTGACGCTAAGTATGCTACTATAGCCAGCCCAACATTTACAGGCACTGCAACGTTTAGTGATGGCAATATCACAAATGTAGGTAATATAGCACTTGATAGCTTGACAGCGGATGGAAGTACTATTACAATAACAGGTAATACTACCTTCGCTGATGGAGCATATGACTTTGATATTGCTTCACACGATACGTCTAATGGTCTTAAACTTGGAGGTACACTAGTTACAGCTACTGCTGCTGAGTTAAACATCATGGATGGTGTTACAGCAACTGCATCAGAACTCAATATCCTAGATGGCGTTACTGCTACTGCTACTGAGCTTAACCTTATAGACGGGGTAACTTCAACTACAGCAGAGTTAAACTTAGTAGATGGCTCCGCTGCAGGTACTATTGTAAACAGTAAAGCTGTTGTATATAGCTCTGGTGGGCAGGTAAATGCGACTACTCTAGCTATAGCAGGTACAGCTATAACAAGCACTGCTGCTGAGTTGAACATATTGGATGGTGTAACAAGCACTGCTGCTGAGTTAAACATCCTTGATGGCGTTACTTCTACTGCTGCTGAACTAAATATACTAGACGGTGTTACTTCTACTGCTGGTGAACTAAACATACTTGATGGTAAGGCTTTTTTAGATGAAGATAATATGTCAAGTAACTCAGCTACAGGAATACCATCACAACAAAGTGTTAAAGCATATGTAGACGCCGTTGATCCTGGCGCTACTAAAGGTTTTGCTATAGCAATGGCAATCGTATTCGGATAAAGGAAGAAATAAATGGCCGTAATTAATTTAATTAATGTATCAAGTATTATACCTACAACGGTAGTTGGTGCAATAACGACAAGTAGGGCAGCCGCTATTGCTGCTGTTGCTACAAATAAGTGTGCTAAAGTAAATACACTACTTATTTCAAACATAGACGGTGTTAATGCTGCTGATGTTACAGTTGAAGTGAGTGTAGACAATGGTTCTAACTATGTTGCCATAGCTAATACAGTATCTGTACCTGCTGACTCAACACTAGTTGTTATAGGTAAAGATAATGGTTTTTACTTAAATGAAACAGGCATACTTGCAGTTACAGCTTCTGCGGCTGGTGACCTAACATACTTAGTA